TTTATTATTTTATATTTTATATTTTTTTATTATTATATTTTTATATTTTATATTTTATATTTTATATTTTATATTTTATATTTTATATTTTTTTATTATTATATTTTTTTATTATTATATTTTTATATTTTATATTTTATATTTTATATTTTATATTTTATATTTTATATTTTATATTTTATATTTTATATTTTATATTTTATATTTTATTATTATTTATTTAACATAAATCGTATAAATGTAAAAATAGTAACAATAACAATAAAATAAAATATCATAAACCTATCGCTAATTATAACATTATCATTTAATCTATATAATACTAATAATATTATTGTAATAACCATAATAAATGCTAAAATAGTATAAAACAAATTATCAACATAATTATCTCTTTCAATATCAACAATTTTTTCTGATAGTGCGGGCGTATCTTTAGAAGTAGCATATAATTTATTTAATGCTATATTGGTAGGATCTGTTTCAACGTCATCTGTAAAAGGATTATAACTATTATTTATACTAAATAATCTAGTTGGATTAACGCCTATTAAATTGCCAAATGATGTAAGCCATGCACCAATGTTATTATTATTATTTTCAAGATTTGATATTAATTGCCCATGACCACTGGTTTGGGATAGCATAGAGTTCAACTGTGTTTTTGTATCTCTCAGTGTACTTACTAATTCGTTGGCTTTATCTAAATATATATCAATATAGCTAAATTTGGATTTATTGTTTTCAAAATACTTTTTATTTATGTAACCTGATCCATTATATGTATATGATGCTGCTGGCAGTATTTTAGAATTACAATTTACCTTAATAGACATATTACTTCTGTCAATGTTGCTGGAATCCAACACACCTATATACATATAACATTTGCTTATATCAAATACTCCTGCTGAGTTTTCTCTCATCATAAAAGCTTGACAATTCGGTATAGTATCACATAAATTTTCGCAATTATTGCTTCCATCTATTGCTTCAAAATATAAGGATGCAGATGATTCTGCTGTTAATGGTCCGCTTCTAAAGTCGTAAAATCGGGTTTCCCTACTTTTACAAATGTCTACATATTTATTAACATTAAAAGTCTCTACAATGGTCTCGGGTTTAATATGCAAACTATTTTGAATAATACTTTGTACAAGTATTAAATCGTTCAAATATAATAAATATACACATGTTATTACTATAAATAATATTAAACCTTTTTTTAATAAACTTTTGATATTTTGATTATTAAATCTAATCTTGCTTTTCATATTATTTTAATATTTTAATATATAATATTAAAATATTTATATATGTATATATTTATAAAATAATGCTTAACTAGATATAATATATATTTTATAAAATATATATATAATAGTTATTCCTAAAACATATATTAAATGTTGAGAATTTCTATTATATAATATATAAATTAAAAATACAATTACAAACATTGCATATAAAAAATCGATCAAGTTTGATATAAAATTATTGCTAATATTGCTAGTGTTATGGTTATTATGGCTACTATTATGGCTACTATTATGGCTACTATTATGGCTGCTATTAATAGTTGATTGCTCACAATTGCAGTTCATGCTGTTGCAATCACATTTAATTTTGCTACAATTTCCATTAATACATCCTAAATAATCTATGGAATCAACTATTGAACTATATGAGTTACTATTTATAGCATTAGCATTATTATTTTGAATTAACACTTCTTTTGAGTTTAATAAATTATTATTTTGATTAACATCTTCATTTAATTCTTCACTATAAAATAATATTTTATTTTCATTTATCATATTATTATAATACTAATAATATAATAATATATATTTTTTTGAATAATATATTTTTTTTGAATAATATATTATTCTCATTTTCTCTCATTTTTTCCTCATTTTATTATAAAGAAATAATGCACTAATAATAATTAATATTAAGATTATGTTTTCAACTATTTTAAATTGTGTTAAAAAGGTTGTATCGTCTAATCTTCCATTATTGGCTCCGCCAAATCCTAATAAGTTATTAAGTTCTTTATTTCTATCTTTTATTCTTACATTTAATGCAATTATTGTTTCCGTGTCAAATTTATTTAAATAGTTTATAGAAGATATGTCTCTGCTAATATCATCTAATCTATTAAATAAGCTTTCATAAAATTGTTTTAATTTAATAATTTGCGCATCTAAATATATTTCATTATTTCTGGTAGGACTGCATATATATTCTCTAAATGAGGTTGCTAAAGCTCCATTGTTTACAAAGTTTACAGTGTCAATCATTATTAACCCTTCATAAGCTTTTAGTGGGACAATATAATTTTTATATAGTGCAGGATCTTGTATAATAATATTTCGATTACTTTCATTAAGTATAGGTTTTTTATAATAAGCGTAATATTGCTTAGGAGCATAAATTTTCTTGTCTACAGAATATTTGAAGCATTTTTGGTCTCCGACCGCAAAAGCGTTATTATATAATAAGTTATTGCATGTATCTATTGGGCTAGTTTGTTTAGTAAACGGATTAAAGGTTGTGTTAAATAAATTGAAAGCTTTTTCTATAATTGAGTTGTCGCCTATTACGGAAGGTTGGGCGCTATCTGGTTTGGGTATATAACAATTAGTATATTTAATATTGCTAGGTCCAAGTGAAATATCATTAACTAAAAAAAAATCGCTATTATTTCTTAAAGCCTGTATTTCGCAATTTCTCACGCTTGTTGTAAGATATTTTTTATATGAGTTAAATAAAGTCGAATTAAAGCTCAATTCAGTGGTAGCAGCAGGTTTTAAATAACAATCATCAAACATATATAGCTCCTGATTATTCATTAATCTACTAATATATATAGTTATTATATTACTATATATAATAAATTTTGTAATATAAATTTTGTAATATAAATTTTGTAATATAAATTTTGCAATATAAATTTTGCAATTTCTTTTTTATTTAATATAATTTACAAATCCTATAAAAATCGGCTTGAATGGCTGTTCTGCTAGAGCGTTCAATTTTAACAACATCATCGGGGCGAATTCCTAAAACTAGCGATACTGGGCTGAAAAATGAGATATCTGGTATTTGTGTTTTATCCATAATATTATATTTTTTCATGAATGCTTCTTTTTCGTCTAATGAAAGCAGTGTGTGTTTTGGTACTAAACAATGTTTTAGTATATTAAACTGTAGGCGTTTAATATTTAGTAAGGACACATAAATGTTTTCCGAAACCCAAATATCTTTAATGTTTTCTATCATAGTATCATTTGGCTCATCTTTAATAATAATCATTAAGTCATCTTTTTTTTCTAATATTGTTTCAATATGAAAGAGATCTTCTACAATATCATAAATATTTTGCGGCTTTATTAGCTTATTAATATAGAATTTTACATATATTTTTTTTCTTGTATTATCATTTTCTAATAACATGTCTAGCTGATTATTTTCTAGCAATATACCGATTTCAGTAATGCCAAAATTTGAATATTTGGTTATATTAAATCCTCGCTCTTGCAGAATTTCTAATAAAATTTTGCGGGAATTATAAATGCTAATAATAAAGCTATTACTATTTGTCATAATTAACTTATATTAATATATTATCTTTATTATAATTAATTTCAATTATAATAATAATTAATTTCAATTATAATAAAAATTAAATATTATTTTTTTACTTTTTGGTTAGGACAATTGAGAGTCTAGAGCATGGGTCTTTGGCCATTTTCATATATTAAAGGAACTGGCATAACCACACCTTTTTGCCTTTCAAAAAAGTCTTTTAGTTCTAATGTTCTAATGCTTGGAGTAACAGGTGTGCAAGGTGTTTCTAGGTTTGTTGATCCAATACCTCTTAGTTGCGATTCTATATCTATAGCATTATTTGCCAATGCATCTCTCGAAATATGGCTAGGACTATATCCAATTGAAGGAATACATTCGCTAATAGGCCTTCCACTAGATGAATGTAAGTAGAGCTTTTCATGTAAAATTTTCTCATAATTGGATTTTTCTAAATTGTAATTTAATTGGCTATTTTTATTTCTAGTAGAAGACATGTTATTATATAATCTATATTATTTTTTTATTTGTTTTATTTGTTTTATTTGATTTATTTATTTTTATTTGTTTTATTTGATTTATTTGATTTATTTGTTTTATTTGTTTTAAAATAAAAGTTCTCCAAATTTCTTTAAGTAGTTTTCATATATTAAACTAAAAGGGTTTTTTAGGCCCCTTTTTTGACAGAAAAAGGTTTGTGACCTTTTATGGTCTGTAAATTATAAAGGTTTTTATATGTGTTTTTTTTCTGAAAAATATTTTCAGGATTTTTTTCAAAAATGGACATACTTTTCATGTCCTATTTTATATAATACAACCTTTTATAGAATTTTTTGAAAAAAACCGGTTTAGACCATTAAGCTCTCAAAAATATTTTACATGTGTTTTTTTTTCGCATCATAAAATTTTTTTAAAAAAAAAATTATATAAAAAAAGTGTTTAGGGGTTTTTTATGTATCAATTATATGGTATAAATGGATACAAAAATTTTACCCAAAAACCCCATTTTTTTTTGTTGTGAATTTTGTGACTTTGTATCGTGTAATAAAAAAGACTATGGCAGACATTTATCAACCCAAAAGCATAAAAACCGACAAAAAGATACAAATGATACAAAAAAAACCCCATCAAAACCCCAGACTATTCACGTGTGTAAAGTTTGCAATAAGTCATATAAATATAGCTCGGGACTTTATAGGCATAAAAAGAAATGTATAAGTGATGAAAATACGAATTCAAATGATATGTTGAACAATCAAGTGGCTTTATCAAAAGAATTAATAATGAATGTTGTAAAAGAGCAACAAAACCAGATTAAAGAATTAACAGCTACAATAAAAGAATTAATACCAAAAGTGGGAAATAATATAACAACAACTAATCAGAAGTTTAACATTCAAGTATTTTTAAATGAAAAATGCAAAGATGCAATTAGCATGAGTGATTTTATTAAATCAATAGAGGTTAGTTTACAGCAGCTTGATTATACAAAACATAATGGATTAGTAAATGGATTAAGTAATGTAATAATTGAAAATATAAATAAACTAGGATATTATCAGAGACCTATATATTGCAGTGATATAAAACGAGAGTCTCTCTATATTAAGGAAGCCAATAGTTGGGAAAAAGACATTAATAAGGAAAAAATAAAACGAGCAATAAAAGATGTATCAACGAAGCAATTTTTTGCATTAAGCAAATGGACAAAAGAAAATCCTGATTTTCAAAATAATGAAAATAAACAAGAATATTATACCCATACATTAGTTGCAATCGCAAATAATAAGGAAAATAACGAAGATAAAATAATAAAGAAACTTTGCAATAGTATTTATATTAAAGAATGATTATTGATTATTGATTATTGATTATTGATTATTGATTATTGATTATTGATTATTGATTATTGATTATTTGTGATTATATTTTAATAATAATGACAAATAATGACTACACTATAATAAAATTACATTTTTAAGTTCGTCAAAATAAGTTTTTGCTAGCTCATCTTCATTCTTTTGCTTTTTTTCGCTTATATATTTACATAAACATTTATGAGTTACGTCAAAATAATCGTAACTAAAAAGAAGCTGAAATAGTGCATTACTATTGCGATCATTAATCATAAAAGATATATTAGTGTCTTTATATTTTGTTTGCAATAATTTTAAAATAGCCTCTAATTCTGTATTGTTTTGTAAAAATAAACCTATTTTATCAATATGTGTAGCCAATATTATACTATCATAATTAGCAATATTAAGTGCCTGTAATAATTGTAGCTGATAGCATAAATTTCTATCATCGTCGTCGGTGTGTAATTTATATGTAGTTAAAAAGGTAGTATCATAATTAATATTATTTATATTACTATAATAACTGCTAATAGCATTAGATAACATAATATATAATATATAATATTATTTTTATATTGAAAAACTATTATAATAAATTGGAAAAACTATATTATATTATATTATATTATATTATATTATATTATAAAAGGATTTAAAAAGTTACTAATGGTGACTGCATTCTAAACACCGAGCACCACCACCGTTTTGTAGTCTAGCTTGGCGTCGTAGAATACGGTTTCTCTCCCGCTCACGTTCTTTTTCGTCCTCATCTTCGGCTTTTTCACGCTCTTTTATTCTATTTTGTATTAATTCGTTTTCTAATCGGCTTGCAAATGCGCTATAATTATAAACACTATGAGCTTTTATAGTTTCATTTGCCTGATCTATTTGTTGCTTTAAATTTTCCATTTCTTTCCTTGACATTCTTGCATTTGAACCGTCTAGTGCTCGTCTTTTTTTTAGCGCTCTTCTAGCCTCTCGTATAATAGAGTTAGCCTCGTTAATTTTGGTAACATCTTGTGCTGCTTGTTCTTGTACTGCTTTAAGCTTTCTGATGAATGCTTGTTGATTTAATGTTGGTCTTACAACCGTGGGGTTTTCATAATATAATATTCGTGATGTACATAGAGGACAACGAGGATGAAATTTTGGTATAGACCAATCTTTAATACATGAAGTATGAAATTTATGTTTGCAATGGTAAAGTGTTGTTGTAGCAGCGGGATTTAACATAGGACCTAAACATATAGCACATTCATCAAGATTTGGATTTGCTGACGCTGTTTTATATGCACTCATAATTTTTCGCGTAGCTCGCTTTTTTGGAAAGTTAGCTATATCAAGTTGTTGTTTTAACTTTTTTCTATAAGATTGTTGAATTTGCGTAACAAGTTGTGTTTTAGGACTTGATACTAAACTTTGTTTAGTGTTTCTGTTTTTTCTAGTTAATAATCTATTGCCTAAAGTGCCTAATTTAGTGCCTATTTTTCTTGTTTTATTTCTTACAAAGTCATATATTGTCATATATAATATGGCAATATATAAAAAAATAAATATAAATCTCTCTGTTTTTCTATCTTCTATTTAATTGTTGTTCCAATTCGCGAGCTTGTGCTCTATAATTATACCTATTATGACTATTTATTATCCATTGTGCGTCCCTAATTTCGTCTTCTAATTTTTGTTTGTGACCCCGTGTCATTCTTACGCTTGACCCATCAAGCGCTGTTCTATTTTTTAATTGTTCTTTATTAAACTCAATAATAGCGCTGGCTCTCTCAATTTCTGCGGCTTCACGAGCAGCCCATTCACGCGCGTCTTTAAGTTTTTTCTTTAATGCTTCTCTCGATTTCAATTTTTTTCTATACGTTCTTTGTATTTGGGTAACAAGTTTTGTTCTAGGGCTTAAAGAGCGTACTTTTTTTGCAGATTTTCTTGTTAAAAATCTTTTTTTAAGCTCTCTAAATTTTCTAGTTCCTATATTTCTTAACTTTTTTGTATTTTTAGCCACTATGTTAAACAATACCATATTATATATTGCATTATATAAAAATAACGCAATAAATAAATAAAACAATAAATAAATAAAATAAAAAATAACTTAAACACTTTTTAACAAACTATATATGCACTTTTTCTAAAAAGCCCGCTCATTGCTTATCTTGGTTACGTGCAAATTCACGCGCACTCATACCTCCGCGCTGCCACCCTTTCATAGCATCATCCTCTATTTTGTAAGCACTATTTGATACGGTTTCTTTTACGCTATCAATTAATGGGTAATTTTGATAGTCTGAAAAGGACTGCTCCATTATATTATTAACCGTTTTTTTATTTAAATCAAATTGACCGGTTCTTAATTGCGTTTCTATTGTGCAGTCTCCGTAACCTTTTCCTAAATATGGCACAGTTATGAAGGGTCTTGTTACTAATGACAATTTACAAGCAGGCCGCGAAATATGGGTATACTTTAACTCATTATTTGTCTCTATTTCGCACCCTTTAACGCCTCCTTCATGCGAACCTTTGTAAAAAACATTTGGCTGACTTAAAGCAAAATCAATCGCTGTTGACATAGGACATGATGGATAAAAGTTTTCTAAATTGTAATTAGCTTCATTAATATTTTGAATATTACGCTGATCTATAGCAGGATTATCATTGCCAATTCTGGACATCGCATCAAAAGTATATGGATAAGCTGTTGTAGATGTCATTTATATGTATTTAATATATTATTTTTTAAATATTATATTAAAATTTATATTAAATATTATATTAAAATTAATATTAAATATTATATTAAAATTAATATTAAATATTATATTAAAATTAATATTAAATATTATATTTAAAATTTAAAATTAATATTAATATTTATATTTATATTAATATTAAAAACAAATTTTATAAGTGTAACGATTAAAAATTTAACGATCGCTATTTCTAAAACACATTTCTACATCTCCATCTTTACAAGAAGCCATATTACCATAGCAAAATCTAGCAAATTCGTTTTGATTGTTGGGAACACGTGTATTTGCGGTACTATAAAATTGCCTCATGGAACATTCAAAATCAAATTTGTCTTCTCTACTATCAAACAATTTATTTCTAATAGTTTCATCGTTATTAAAATTCGTAACTATAAAGTCTTGTGTTTCACTATTTATAGCTTTTTCAACAGCTTTATTATATGAAGGCGCGGCTGGAAGGCGATTTGGATTGTCCTGTATTTCAGGTAATAATATATTCATTACCGGATTTATAATTGTTGGATTAGTAAAATTGTGCTTTACTTTATCATATATATATTCATTGCTAAATGTTTCTCTCGTTTTTTGATTTACATTATTATTATTATTCAAAACTTTATATGTAATTATTAAAAAAAATAATGAAACAATTCCTGTTACAATAATTTTATAATTATTTGACACTAAAAATCCGGCTAAAGTTAATAATATTACTAATCTTGTTATAGCATTTAATTTTTGCTCTCTCGACATTTCGTCTAAAGGCCATAATTCTGTTATATATTTTTTGCTAAATAAAATAGTTGGGTCATCTATCCAAAATGCAATATTTTCATGCTTAGCATTATTATTTTCACCAACACAAACATTATTGGCAGAATTAGTAGCGCAATTAGTAGCATTAACATTAGTAGCATTAACATTAGTAGCATTAGCATTAGTAGCATTAGCATTAGTATCAGAATTAGTAGCATCCAATTTAATAGTTTTGGTAATAATGTTATCAGTTAATAAAAGGTCGTCTTTCAATTGACCATTACTTGTTCCTATATATGTTTCATTAAAACCGTTAACCATAAGTTATTATATTATAATAACTTAATAATAAATTTTAATATTATTATTGTATAAATAGAGTTTTTATACTTTAAAAAAAATTATTATTAATTATTTTATAAATTATTTAATAATAATAGTTTAATAATAGTTCAATAAATGCTAAAGATATTATTAATTCTTTTTTCTATGTGCCTTCTTTTTATTATTGGAACCGCGTTTAGAATGTTCATCATTTGATCGTGGAGTAGAAGCAGCAGAGTTACTATTTCCTTGATTTTTTATAATATCTTCAATAAAACTTGTATTAGATTTCATTTCTTCCATTAACGACGAGAGATTGGCTGTTAAATCTTGCAAATCATCTGCATTTTTCATAGCAGCAGCATTTTGTGCATTAGCAGCAGCATTTTGTTGAGCATTTTGTGCATTAGCAGCATAATCTTTATTAGTTTCAGCCTTTTTCCGCATGCGCTCTTTCATTTTAGACATTTTAACATTTTGCTCCATCATATTTTGAAATGCATTTGGGTTAATTTTACCGCCTTTAGGCATAAACTTGTCAAGGTTCATCGACTTTAAAATATCATTAAAATTGGTCATACCAGGCATATTTTTCATATTTTTGAATATTTCGGTAGCCTCTTCTAATAATTCACTTTCTTTAATAGAGCCATCTTTCATTTTGTTATTTATTTTCTTATTAATATTATCAATAAGTCCCATCATTTTTGATGGATTTTTCATAAAACTTTTCAAAAGCTCATTAACGTCTTCTAAATTTTCACTCTCCAAATCAAAGTCTTTCGACGTTTCTTCAGCTATTTCCTTAGCCAATGAACCAATTTTTCCATTTATCAAATTATTTAAATGCGAAAAAAGCTCCTCTTTATCCGGAATAGCATAATCATTGTGCTTATTATTTTTATTAGTATGTTCAGCATCAGTACCATTATCAGCCTCAGTATCAGCATCAGCATCAGCATCATTATGATTTTTCATGTTTTCACTAAAGTCTTTAAAATTATTTGATAAATCGTTAAACATAGTATTAAACAGACCTTCCATATTAGGAAGGTCGCCTAATCCATGACTATCGTCTTCGCCTTCTTCTCCGTTTCCTTCCTCTTTACTTTCTTGATCATCATTATTTTTTTTAGGGACCTTATTATCTTTATTATCTTTAAATGAAAATATGTTGCTTAATTCTTCAACGGTGCTTTGAATTTTTGCCGATAAATTTTCACTATCAATGATTTTGAGTAATTCTAATGAATTACCGAAAAATGATATATCATCAATAGATGTAATTATGTTAAATAATAATAGTTGTAAATATTTCCATATTGTTTGTTTGGTTTGTGAACTAGTATCATCATAATATAAATCAGCAAAATCTATATCTGGTAAAAACATAGTACATATAACTGTGTCGTCTCTATTGCTATTTTTAACATTATCCTTATTTAGAAAAATATCCTCGTTTTGGTATAATATATCAATACTTCGCACTGCAAAACTATGTTTGCAATATTCATAAACATTATTAAGTGACGTCATAAAATTAATATCTATGCTATCCAAACTTATAGAATTTATATATTCATCGGCATTCATGTTTTCTTTGTAATGCGGTAAGCTATAATTAATAATAAGCTGATAATCTTTGTTATTTTCAATTAATGAACCTACTTTGTCACTAAAACTAGTATTTAAATCATTAAGTAAATCCTTGAAAATCTTGTAAAAGTTAATAAGAGTAATAGCAGTTATATTATTTAATGTAAACGCTTTTTTTTCGTCTTTTGATGATGCGTCTTCGACTTCTAAACATGAATCCTCTACTTCTAAGCTTGTATCTTCTAAATCTGGCTTATTATTTTTACTTTTCATTAATAAGTAAAAATAATATTATAACTTTAAATAATAAAAAATAGTAATTAATTATTTAATTACTTAATTACTTAATTACTTAATTACTTAATTATTTAATATATTAAATAATATAAGATTTTTAAACTAAACACCATTTCTTTCTTGTTCTAAATTTTTAATATTAATTTCGCCTATTTTATCAGGAATATAATCATCGGGCGGAGTTTCTATTTTATCACTATGATCTATAGTAGCATAACTATATAACTGCCTTAATCCACCACTACCTTTAGCCATTAATTCATCGCTATTTTGGTCTAAATAACTAAAGTTATCAGAAACAACCCCGCTAGACAATAATTCAAATTTAAATGCTGACGGCTCTCCATTATAATTTGTAGCTTTTTGAACGGCTATTTCCTCCACAGGCTTTAAATAACTTATAATATTGTCTCCATATAATATTTTGTAATTATCATTTATTATCATTAGCGCCGGAACTGCATTAATAGTATTTGGAAGTAAAATTTCTTGGTTGTTTTCTAAAACAACATAAGTAGTATTATTTCTAACTATGCGTTTGTCAATACATATATAATGAATACTAGTTTTAATGCTCGATTTAGATAATAATATTAATATTTTTTTGCAATTTTCACAATAATTACTATAATATAAGATACAACTCATATTATTAAGTTTATATTAATATTTTTAATAGTAATTTTTAATATAATTTTTATGTATATTATATATTTTTTTAAAATATATATTTTCCAATAAATAAAATTGATTATTAAATTATTATAAATAATAAATAATATTTAATAATCAATATTCAATGCTAAAGATGCAAATGCTAACTGAAAAAACTAATTATGAGCCGCATCTTAACATTGAACTATTGACAGGCTCATTTATTGAAAATAAATTTAAAAAGATATGTACGCAAGCTATTTATCATGCATATTTTAATGAAACCGAAATATGCAATTATTTGGTATATAGGTTGAACACAGATTGCGAAACATTTATTGAAGGTTTTCCGCTTGTTCTTGATTATATTGCATATATAAACACATGTAGAATTATAACTTGTGAAAATATTCCTGTTATTACGTATGTATATAATACACTATTGCGTGAGCCTGGAGATAGGGAGTTAATACCAGACGACGATGCCTCATTAATCCTTAATAATATTCAATGCTTCTTTGATATTGATGAGGACAAACTAGTTAATGATTTGTTAGTAATAATCAATAAGATTATTGATCAACTAACATAAATAATGCATAAAGCATAACCAAAATTTATAACGTTTTTTTTAAGTAAATTCATAACATATTTTACTACAGTAATAGAATTTGCTTTGTTTCTTATAAAATAAAATATTGAAATTATATTTTTTTTGACATACATGACATATTATATTAGTATAATTTAATATAATATTTTGTAGCTCATTAGGTAATTTGTTAATCATAATCAGTTATAGTACTGGTTATAACTTTAAATAATAATCACTATTCTTTTATTTATCAAACCTATGATTTATCAAACCTATGATTTATCAAACCTATGATTTATCAAACCTATTTTTAATATTTTCCAAAAATGTGTTAAGACTTTGAACGAAAGAGGACGACTTATAACATACTAATTGCAACGTATGCCGTGTCTTGTTTTTATTATCGTAAATTAAATAGAATTTAGAGCTATCATTTTCATGGTCCTTAATTGAAATATATTTTGGCAACTTTACTATTTTTGGATCTTCATTTTTAACATCATTTTTAACATCATTTTTAACATCATTTTTAACATCATTTTTAACATCATTTTTAACATCATTTTTAACATTATTATTTGAATTATCTAATTCACCTAAAATTTTGATTATTTGATTTAATTTTTCCACAATAGTTATTTTATTGGACTTAGAAGAAATATAGGCCTTATTTTTTATTTGACATGGATGTTTTTCTATTTTAAAGTATTCTCTATATAGTTTTTGTTCAATGTTATAGCACTCTTTATAATAGTTAATATATTTAGGTATGCTTAAATGTAACAATGTATCAGGTAATTTAATAGCATTATGTTTCCTTATTCTCTTACATTCGTCTTTTTTTATTATAATATTTGATAAGTCATTCTTTGATAAGTCATTCTTTGATAAGTCATTCTTTGATAAATCATTCATATATTATAATATAAAGAAAACAAAAATAAAATACAAAAAACAAAAATAAAATACAAAAAACAAAAATAAAATATTAAAACTAAAACTAAAACACAATCGATTTAGTTAAATAAAGCCAAAAGAAAATACCTACAAACGCTTTAGCTATTAAGTCCAAAATATTATATCCAATCAATTTAGTTGCGTCATTTGTATAATAAAATAGCCCATAAAGCGACCATGTACCTAAGAAAATCCAGAATATGAACTTTGATTGGACAGTTATTTTTGATCCTGTCATAAAAAGCTTCCATATTGTCCCATATGTTAGAAAAAAGAATATAAAACCCATAAAACCTGCAATATTTCTATTTAATAGCCCAATCTCTCCACTATATCCAAATGCTAACATGGCAAAATTTAGAAACATTGTTAACACAAATGGTTTAAATTTTACTATTACTTTGTTTTCATAGCCTAATACCATAGAGAGAACCAATAACATAAAAGGTGTAGTAATAGACCAGTCAATATAGCGCATATTATTAATTTTTTCTACAGGTATAACACTTAAAGGCTTAATTATAGCACTATCTTTATTTGTAATGTTATCAATAATGTTATTATTATTATCTTTAGTATCATCTTTAACATTATACAAATTTTGCGCTTTATTTATTTCTTCAATAAATAGTCCATAAAAATAGCTTGCAACAATTGAAATGCAAGTTTCTAAATTCATAATATGACGAATTTGAGGAATAGGGCTTCGTAATGCTTCTATTAATGTAATTGCAGTAGTTGTAAGTAAAAATACATATGTAATATAAAAACTACTTATTGCTAAAGTTACACTCATAATAATTTGTATTTATAATGTATTATAAAATAATTATTTTATTATATTATTTTCATTATTTTCATTATTTTCATTATTTTCATTATTTTCATTATTTTCATTATTTTCATTATTTTCATTATTTTCATTTTATTTCATTTAATTTTTATATTTATAAAAAATTAAATGAAAAAACATAAGACTTATAAGACTTACTAGACTTATTATTTAATTGCTGTATGCTAGACCACCCATACCCGACATAATGCGAAGAACGTTGTAGTTAACCGCATATACGCGGACTTTGGCGGTAGAAACACCCTGAACGGTCGCATTCGAAAGAACTAACTGTAAAGTGGCATTGTCAATGCGCGAGAAATTGCAGGTGCCCGATGGCTGGTGCTCTTCCGGTCTTAGAGCAAACGAGTAAACATTAATACCGGTGTCGGGCGCACGAGTGTGGTGCTGGTATGGCTGAACAAGGTCGAAGTATGTGCCTTCACGCTCCGAGAAGCGATCTTGGCCGTTAAGCTGTAATTTGGCAACTACAACTGGATTTTCACCCCAGCAATGCATATCAATCGCGGTTTCAGCTAAAACGAATGTGCCGGCATCCGATACACCCGATTCGGTCGCGCCACCATTAAAATCTCCTGCAGTGCCACTAACAAATCCAGACGGAGTAGCTAATTTATTAGAAAATGGATCTTCAAAGAGCGACGAAGCAGTGATATACGAGGTGCTATTAACAAGACCTTTGTTGCCAAAGGCATGAATGGCATTAGGTAACGCATCTAACGCGTCAGTGTAGTTGAATGGCTGAGCACCAAGTAAGTGATTTAGCGAATGGCCTTCGGTGAGCGACGCACAATAATCAACATTGACATCAGGCTGTACAACCCAAATTAGTTCTTTGCATGGGTGATTTAAATTCAATTTAATTTTATTGGACGATGAACCAACCGATTCGTCACCTGTGAATTGAAGCTGTTCAATTAAGTATTCGTGGGGGTTTTGCGCCATACGTCTGCGCTCGTCAGTGTCTAAGAAAATGTAATCAACAAAGAGCGAGGCAGCCGCTAACGACTGTTTATACGCATTAAGGACTTTTTTACCGGTTCCGTTAACATTGGTAACCGCCCACAAGCATTCTTCGATGTTGCGAATGTCTAAATTAATTTTAACTTCGTGGTACTGTAAAGCAATCAATGGAAGAGCTAGACCGGGGTTACGGCAATACCAGAACTGTAGCGGAACGTATAGAGTTGTTTCTGGTAACGCATTGCGAGGAGCGCATACTTGGCGAACACCATTGGCGGAGCAAGGGCCATCAACGTCCGCAAAAGTGGGGTCGCAAATGTATGTTAATTGAGTGGTGTTGCCAATCATTTTGTAGTAGCCACGCTCCTGTTCTTTCGATAAAGTTAGCTGGTTCCAAATGTGCATCCAATCACCATATTGACGGTCAATGCGCTGGCCACCGATTTCAACTTCAACTTGCGAAATTAACTGCTCGCCGGGGAAGTCTAACCATCTGGCATATACATTGGGTTCAGATGTTGTACCTAGACCTTGGCCGATTTCGGGAAGTGTGATCTGCAAATAGGTGCGGAAAGCCAAGTCACCGTTGCGTGAAACTGTGCATGTAACACGGCGACCGAAATCCGCTTGTCCGTTGAAAGTTTGCTCAATCGATTCCATGGCAAAATTAGTGTGACGACGATAGGTAACTTTCCAGAAAGTAATTTGGGGATTACCTGTTAAATATACATCTTGTGCGCCATAGGCGACTAATTGCATTAAACCACCAGCCATTTTTTTATAATATTCCTAAAGAAAAAAAATTTTGAAAAATTAATTTAATTGTTTTTAATTATTTAATTGTTTTTAATTGTTTTTAATTGTTTTTAATTAATTGTTTTTAATTGTTTTTATTACAAAATATTTAATTACAAAAATTAATATATAAATTTTTAATACGCTAAAAATATAATTAGTCTTGCTATGAAGAGAACAGGTGTAATTAAAACGACCCTTGATAATAAACATAACGAAATAATAAAATCATTTAAATACAATGAAGATGTTGCTATCCCTAAATGTTTAAAACAAATTGATAAATTGGAAGCTATGCTAATTAAAACAAAAAATAAGACCGAAATTATAGAACTTATTAATAAGTATAAAAACACTATTAAAGCTCTCAGAAACAAAGAAAAGAATTATTATTTAAATAATTCTAAATACATTTTTGATTATTTTGAAAATAAAAAAAATATATCAATTAATGAAATAGTAGAAAATTCCGACAAAAATGATATAGTCAAACAATTTTTCTCATTAAATTTAGGTTGTGACACATGTAATAACATAATGGATAATCCAAATAAAAATAATTTAATTAAAAATGATAGTAATAAAAATATAGATAAATATTTCAACAATATTGACCCTAATTATTTAAATTATGACAAATTTATTTATCCGTCCGATATATGTAATATATGTAATAATGGTGAGCTAATATATGTTGAAAGCGAAGGCATGACAATATGCTCTAATTGCTCCAATAGTATTAAATATTTAATAGATATAGATAAACCATCATATAAAGAACCGCCTAAAGAAGTATGCTCCTATGCATATAAACGAATAAATCATTTAAAAGAGATATTGGCGCAATTTCAAGCCAAAGAGAGCACAAATATACCCGACGAAGTATTTGAAAATATTAAAAACCAAATAAAAAAAGAGCGCATAAGTTTGAGTGATTTGTCAAATAAAAAAACTAAGGAAATATTGAAAAATCTTGGTTACAATAAATATTACGAACATATACCTTTTATTAAAGATAAACTAGGAATTAGACCACCCATTATGAGTGCGGAGCTCGAAGAAACATTATGCAATTTATTTATGGAGCTACAAAAGCCATATTCGAAATATTGCCCTAAAGAACGAGTAAATTTTTTAAACTATTATTATACATTATATAAATTATGCGAATTGTTGAATGAGCGCAGTTTTTTACCATATTTTCCTATGTTAAAAGACCGTGAAAAGCGCATAGAACAAGACCAAATATGGAAGAAAATATGTGACGATTTAGGGTGGAAGTTTATTCCTATACCTTAATTTTTATTACACATAATATTTTAAGCTAAATTAGTATTATTTTCATTTAGAAAAATATACTATATAATAATATTCTAAAAATAGCATAATTAATTAATATTTTTATAATATTTTTATAATATTTTTATAATATTTTTATAATATTATATATGGGATCTTTTAAGAAAAAACGTTATAGAAGTAAAAACACAAGAAAATTTAATATTAAGAGATGGAGTAAAAATGCAAGAAAATCTCGTAGTAAGAGACATAATAGTAAGAGACATCGTATTAAGATATTTGGTAAAAAATTAGTACTAGCAGGAATGAAAGATGCAGTGTTTACTAAGGAGCAGATGGTGGAAACGGTAAATAAAGCTGTTAGTAATGTGATGGCGAAGATGCTGAGGGCAGCGAGAGCAGCAGACGAGGCAACAGATAAGGCGGTAGATGGGCTTAACCGGAAGGAGAGGGCGGAGAGTGCGTATGCATCTCGAGAGTGGGTGGAGGGGGCGCCGGCAAGAGCGGTGGAAGTTAAGGTCAAAGCAACGGCGGCGAATGCGGTGCTGAAGGCGGTACAGGAGACGGTGGAGACGGCGGCGGCAGCGGAGGCGCAAGCAGTGGAAAGGGAGGCCGAGACAATGTTTACGAGGGCTATTGTGGTTGAGATGGTAAATACTGCAGTTAATCGGGCAGTGGAGGCAGTAGCAAATGCAGCGGAGGCAAAGGCGAAAATGGCGGTGGCAATAAGCCGGGCGGACGTGGCATTGGCAGCTGCGACTGTAGTGAGGACTGCGGGGATGAGGGCGGCAGCGGAAGCGGCGGAGGATCTCTATTCCGCAGGATGACCTAAAGAAGTTGCTCTTGGCACTAGAAATTATCTAATTTATTTATAGTTAAGAAGAAATATTATAAATAAATTAATATTATTCACATTATTTAATTTAACATATTTATACTTTAATCGCCGCCTTCACCCAATAATGCAGTAAAAATATTTATTAAATCCAAATAATAGTTTAATGAGGCACTTATAAAGTCGCCACTATAATCACGTTGTAATATAGTGTTTGTATCATACACAATATAAATTGAAAATATAATTAACGTAGCAATAACTAATAATTTTTTTAATAATGAAGATTGAACAATAAAATATTGCACAATGCTAATAATTATTAACGCTAATAAGGCAAAAAACAAAATGAGCGCAGTCATAAAACCTAATTTAATACCGCTCATTATTAGTGCTACTCCAAATACAAACACAGTAACAAAAATACTGGCTGTACCAACTAACGCACTTCTAATAACACCACTATCTAATCCATATTTTCTATATGCTAAAAGAATACCAAAAGCGGCAGAAAAGAGAGAAAACAATATAAATTTCATCCACGACGGCATAGTAACTAATGCCAAAATTAAAATAATAACAATTGTTGCTACTAATGCACCAATATATTTCATGTCATAATTTTTAGCACCTTTTTCTCCTTCTTGCTCTTCCTGTATATTAACATTTTCACTTACATAATAAGTAATATAAAGTTGGAATAATAAATTTGCTAAAATTAACGCAAAGAAACCCTTCTTTTCGTTGATCAACCTAAATACTTGTGCTATATCATTTTTAAAAAAAGATTTTTTGCTTTTATTTGCTACATTTGATTTTTTGAAAATCATTTTAGTATAATATACTAAAATAATTTATTTTGGCAAAAATAGAAAATAGAAATAGAAAATAAAAAATAAAAAATAAAAATAAAAAATAAAAAATAAAAAATACTAATTTAGTTATTATGTATTTTTAATGCGTTTAAAAAATTTGAATTATCAATATAGTAATCAAAGGACGCAGTTACAAAGTCTCCTTCATAATTGCGATGTAATACATTGTTTGTTGTATTTACTATATATAATGTAAATAAGATTGCAACAGCAATTAGAAGGAGTTTTTTTATAAAAGAATAATAATAAGTATAATATTGCACAACACTTACTATTATTAACACTAAAATAGCATAAAATAAAGTAAAAGCCACGCTATTGGTTAATTGAAGTCCACTTATAGCTATTCCAAAAAATATCATAAAAGAAAAAACAATAATAGCTCCAACAACAGAACTATGTAATATATTAGGATCAAAATAGTTTTTTATAGATATAAATATTACTCCGTAGGCAGCAGAAAAGAGAGAAAATATTATAAATTTTAGCCATGCAGGCATAGGAACAAATACTAGAATTATAATTAATATGAAACCTATTATATAAGATGCAATAATAATAGTGTTATATGCATCATTTTCCTTATCCTTATCTGCGTCTAAATTAATATTAGCACTTACATAATAAGTAATATAATGTTGAAACAGCAAATTTAGAAAAATCAATATTAAAAATATTTTTTTCTCACTAATCAACTTAAATAACTTTGATATATTTTTATTAGAATTCATAATCTATATTATAGCATTATAAAAAATAGTATCCATATATATATGGACTTTATAAAAAATATAAGAAACAAAACAGCAAAATTAAGAAGTTTAGGAAAAAGATTATTTACAAGAAGATCTATAGGTAGAATAGCTCCATCACATGTACAAGAATTAGCAGCTTTAGATCCAACAGCACCGTCTTTAAGTCAAAGACAACCGTCTTTAAGTCCAACAACAAAAGTAGTTACACATATTCAAAAATCATTTAGAAAAAGAAAAAATACAAGACAAGCAATAGCAGATTTATCAAAAAGACTTGCTACAAGAAGAATTCAAATAGCAGATTTATCAAAAAGACTTGCTACAAGAAGAATTCAAAAAAAATTTAGAAGCGCGCTACCAAAAGTTGACACTTGTCCTATATGTTTAGGTGCTATGTTAAACCCAAGACATACAAAAACACTTCGTTGCGGTCATAAATTTCATAGAGAATGTATTGATCAATGGAATACCACTAATCCAACTTGTCCATCTTGTAGAACATCTATAGCACCAGAAAGACCGTATCACCTACAAAGGTCTATTTCAATGCCTATTAGTAATAATATTAATAATACTAATACTGTTAATCGTGTTAATGCGTTAATAGCAGGATTGGCTAATGCTGCTACTATGATTGAAGCAATTGGCTTGATACATGAAACAGATCTACTAATTGATAGCTTGCCAGAAAGTGAACAAGCAGTTCTCAGGGAAGCACGAACCCAAGTATGGCTACAAACGTATCAACGATTACAAGAAATCAGAGCAACTATTGATCGTGCTAATGCGTTAATAGATAATATGCGTTATGCAACAACATTTGATGAAGCAACTTGGTTTATGAATGCTTCATCAATAGTAATTAATAGTTTTCCACGCAATGGAAACACATATAGACAGCTAGCAAATAGACAATGGGCTACTTGGTTACAAGTATATCCGAGAGTATCAGCACCTATACAAAGCAGGGCTGTTAATCCTTCTATTACTGTTAATGGCATAACATCAGAAGAATATGAAAATTTAATACATGGAAGGTAATAAAGAAAAAAAGTTTAGAATTAATGATCTATATTATACTATATATAGCATTATTATTATTATTAATATTATTATTATAATTATAATAATGCTATACTATAATATATTATGCCTTCATCTACCTCTAAATTATTAACAAGAAAAAAGAAAGCAGCGCAACAATTTAGAAGAGGTTCAAAAACATTTAGACATAAAAAGAATTTAAGACATAAAAAGAATTTAAGGCAAAAAATTAGTGTGAAAAAACTATATACAAAAGATAAAAGAAAAGGCAAACGATTTACAAGAGTTGCTCGCGGACTTGTTAACAAATTAAGATCAAGCATAATTCATGCAAATATATTAGAAGAACCATGCGCAATTTGTTTAATGCCGCTAGAAGAAATTAGTAATACTACAGAACTAGCATGCAAACATATATATCATACTGATTGTTTAATAAATAGTTTTCGTATAGGCTTTAATGTTAGGTGCGCAAAATGTAGACAACCAATAAGGAGCCAAATTATTAGCGATTTATTATCTAATAGTCCACAGGACAGGTTGGTAGTGGCAAAGGTGGTGTTAATGGAGGCGAAGGCGGCGGCGGATGAGGTAATGGAGGTGGGGACGGTGTCGAGGATGGCGGTAATGCTGCGTGGTCTCATTAGTCAGTCAAGGGAGACAGCGGAGAGGGCCATGGATAGGGCGGAGGCAGCGAGGGCGGCAGCGAGGGCGGCAGCGAGGGTGGCATGGCTGATGCGAAGGTCGGCACCGAGAGCGGTAATAGAAGCAAGGGATAGAGCGGTGGAGGAGGCTCGGGTGCAGTTGGCCGCCTCAAACACAGTAGCGCTTGATGCGATGAATAGATGGCAACGTATGACGGATACGAGGATGGCGGCAATGGAAGCGGTGCGTGTAGCGGAGATTGCGGAGGCAGCGGCAAGAGTGGAAGTGGAGACACAAGCAGAAGCAGAAGCAACATAAGCAGCAAAGGTTACAAGATTGGCGTCATGAAATGCGGCAAATCCTGGACCGCTATATTCTAGGATAATACAAGTAAATCAATAAGTCGAACACAAAAAAAACTTTATATTATAATATTATAATATTATAATATTATTATATTCTTATATTATTATATATTCTTATATTATTATATATAAAATAATAATGTTAGGCTTACATAATGATAAAGTAATTACTGTCGCTATACCTGAATTTTTAAAAGCTTTAAGAAATTGGCCTGCAAAAACTGTAAAAACAGCAAAAACTGTAAAAAATATAAGAATAAAATCTAGAATAAAATCTAGAATAAAATCTAGAAGAAAACCTAGAAGAAAATTTAGAAGAAATCGTACAACCACTAATCTTTATTCATATAGATTAGGCAGAGGAGCCGCAGCATCTACCGGGCGCAGGATCGCTTCACTTGACGAGATCCAAGCTGAGATCCAAGCTGAGATACGAGCTAACAAGATCCGAGCTGCGTGGAAGCCTGCCGCTTCATCTACACAGCATAGGGCCGCGTCATCTACAGAGGATAGGGCCGATTTACTAACCATTAGTCCATCAGAGCAAAATATGGGTACTCTCGATGTCCTGCGTGAAGATGTTTATGAAAAATTTAATAAATTTTCTGATGCAATAATAAGCGCAGAAATGGAGTATAATAAATCAAGTAAGACAGCTGATAGCAGTCGTGAATATAATAAACTACTAGAAAAAGCAGAAAAATTATGGAAAGCTATGTCACCTGGCGAAAAAAAATTATTTTATGATTTAATAGTTTATGGAGAGGATGGATGGTATACACAGACAAAGCATAATAATGGAGGACCTTTTGACAAAATTCTTTTGAATGTGCAAATATAATTATTTGTAGTGGGCTACGTTGATAATTAAAATGTTAAAAAATGTAAATTTTTATTCGGTTTCACAATAAGTATTATTTTATGGATAAAGGTCGGTAAAAATTATACCACATAAGTAACCAATTTTAATAATATATGGACCATGGAAGCAAACATAATACTATTGGCAATGTAACCATATAAATTTGGATTGCCATCGGTTTTAAATAAAAATGGTAATAATGATTTATTGTATTGTTTTACTACAGGCAATTGGAATAAAAAAAATAGTAATCCAATTATTAATGGTAATTGGAATTCTGCATATATTTTTTCAAACATGGAGTCTTGTTTATATTCTCTCATGTTGGTTTCTATAATATTTTGAGGGCTAATACTATTTTTAATATAATCTTCTTGAATTTGCGGCGGAGGTATATAGTTAGGCTGGCTTTGGACGTCATTCATAATTTTGACAGGTTCCATGGGAATGTCTCGTGACGGTAAAGCCGTCGATCCATAAACGGCTGCTTTCTGTATTTGACTAATTAACTCATTGTAGTTGGGTGGTGGCTGACTTTGCTGACTATTTTCCATAGTTAATGGACTATTTTGCATAATAGGATTAGATGTATTAGAACCGCTTGGCGGTATTAAATTATTATAACTTGATGTGGTCATTTGATTATTATTTGTTGATATAGTTTCGCTTCTATTTAAAATAATATTTTGAGGTTGTTGAGCCATCATTTGGTGTTGCTGCAAATTTCCATTTTGCCCGTTTAAAGAAGGAAGCTCATTTATTGAAGTAATTCCACTTGAAGACATATATTAATTAATATAGTTTCCTAAATATTTATTCATTTAATAACGCAAATAATTTTTCATAATTAAAATTATAGTATAACATAATATAATTTTAAGTGTAAGTCAATATCTTCCATTAGTCAATATCTTCCATATTCTCTTTTTTATCGCCGTCTTTTTCTTCACTATCTTCCTTTTCCTCACCATCTTCCTTAATATCAACTTCGTCGTCTTCAATTGATAGTCCGATCTTAATCATATTATTAATACGATTTACAAAAGTAGCAGGTTCTTCAATACTAAATCCACTTGAAATTAAAGACGATTCGTATAGTAAATTTACAAGATCTTTAATCATGTGCTCATTTGTTGCCAAATTAATACGGTCTTTAAGCGATTTAATAATTCCATGATGCGGATTAATTTCCATAATTTTTTTGGACATCATAACAGACGACGTATTATTGTCACGAAGCGCCTGCGCTTTCATAATCCGCTCCATATTAGCCGTCCAGCCGTAATCTGTTGTTACTAAAACGCAAGGGGAGTCAACAACTCGCTCACTCAACACAACTTTTTCCACATTAGATCCAAGGATTTCCTTGATTTTCTCTGTTAACGGTTTAAATTCATTTACACAGTCTTCCCATTGTTTTTTCTCATTGTCATCATATTCAAATTTTAGACTTTCTTTTGTAACACAAACTAATTGGTTACCCTGATACTCTCTAAGCTGCTGAATACAATATTCATCAATTGGATCAACCATGAAAAGAACCTCAAAATTTCGCCGCTTGCACTTTTCAATAAATGGCGAATTTACTACTGATTTTAGCGACTGTCCTGTAATGTAATAAATTTGCTTTTGATTAGACGGCATGTTAGCAACATAGTCCTTTAAGAAAACCATATTTTGTCCCGACTTTGTGCTATGAAACATTAGTAGTTCCGATAATTTATCGCGATTTGAACTGTCTTC